CGGAGGAGAGATGTACAGAGCTTACCAGCCCGCGTAGGAATGATGATATCATCGCCATACACGAGCACGTCAGGCTCACACTGTTCTAAGCGGCAAGCCTCGCGGCTAATCGCAAGAAAGATCAGTGTCTCGAGCTCAAACGTGAATCCGTTCCCCATAGAGGAGAATTTATTCAAATAAACCCACTTTCCATCTATATAGGTCTTAGGAGACCGTAGGCTGCTTAAAAGCTCCCACCAATCGGCGGGGAGCAAAAGCTTTACCAGATGGGTACTTACGTTATCACTAGCGCTACTCAAGTCAATCGTGGAGTAAGCACCGCTGCGTGAAGCGGCACGTGCGCGCTCTCGATGCAGATCCTGACCGAAGTCAAGGTCAACACCGAAAGAACGAAGTCGACGACGGATATACCGCCCGACCCCTAGCTGAAAGAACACATTCAGAGAAGGTTCTACAGCTATACCACGAAGTTTCTTCGCACTTTTAGGGACCGTTGTGAAACGATTCCCCTTCGTGAAAAGAGGGCTTGATTGTGGACTTTTCACTACGGCACGAGCCCAGGCTGTCCTCTCCCATAAGGGGGATAAGGCCCAGGCACCCCGGGTCGTAGTGAGGCGGGACGTCATTTTATCAGGCACCGTAGTCAGCGCGCCTTTATCACCATACGTCGCACCAGGGCCAAAACGCGAACCTTCCAGTTCCAAAGGAAGGCGCCCTAATGCCTCCTTAACAAAAGCACGCATGGCCTGGAGACTTTCCAGGATATGCGAGTCTGCGGGGTCCAGAGGACCGTTTTGCAGATAAGGAGACAGTCGGGCGTTTGTCTTCGCGCATTGCTCCTCGTCCTTGAAGAACGAGCCGACACAATCGGCTTCGAGGTCTAGTCCTTTGATGGAGAAGTCTCGGTACTTCGAGAAGAAGTCCGAAACCGCTCTGTCGCGGGCAAACCTGTCAGCTTCACGGTCAAGGTAGTGGATCGGGTCAGTCGTCAGAGAGACGAGCTGCTCAAACTCATCCGCCTGGAATAACAGCCAAGCTGTAAGCGAACGAGGCGTATCGGCCTTCTGGCAGAGAGCCAGAAAGATGCCACGCAGTTGCTGCGGTAGCATGATTCGACCTTTCTGCAGCGTTAAGTCGCTGCGTAACCGGCCTTGAAACAGCTCTGTACGAGCACCGCCACCAAGAGATTGCCGCATTGAGCGACAGCCTCAGAGATGATGGTGTCCGTGACGAGCTGCGGAACCGTTGCTGTAACTTGGATGGGAATCCGAGCGACAACGGAGGTCAGTCCTGTGGTCGAATCCGTCGACGTAAATGGATACATGAAGTCCATCTGGACGCGGCGTGCATCGCGAGGACCATTCCAACCAGCTCGGAGCGAACAAGTCGCCTTGAGATTCGGTTGAGTGGCCATCGCTTCTTGCCGCCAAACAGACGGGACGGTATCCCCGGAAGACGGTGAGAGGGCGTTGTACGTCACGTTAGTGACGGCGTCAGCTTTCTTGACAACGATGTCGGCCATTGAAGGCATGGAGTTTACCTCTGTGAAAGTTGGGTTTAACGCAGGTATCCGAGCAGAAGACTCACAGCAGTGAGGCCCCTCTGCCAGGAGAAGCGTGGAGAGTTGATGAAAGTCAGATGCGAGGGTGGCAAACCCAAAGTACGAACCACAAAGACCCCGCGACCAGCCACAAGAGTATTTATGCTCCAGGGCTGATTTACGGAAGTCCGTGTCTCGTCCTTATGTACACCTTGACTCCGTCGTAACGAGGTATAGGACGTATTTAAAGTCTCGCAGCCGAGCAGTCCGTCGTAAAGTCCGAGATAATCGGACAGATTGACGAACCAATCGACTACAAAACTATACGGCACTAGAGCCCACGCTACGGAGACTGGGTTGACTAATCCCAGGCTTGCCGCCAGTGCTACGTTGGGGTTCTTGACATGAATGTCGCCCCGAACCTGGTATCCGACTCTATAATGCACCTGATCAGATGCACGATGAGTCGGGAAGTTCGCTACCTGGTTCACGTAGGAATCGGACGATCCAGCTCTACCCAGCGCCTTACGCGGAAAAGGATCCCGCATAAAGACATTGTTAGCGTTGTAGATATCCGTAATCAAAGGTTCCCACCCAAGGTGGAGTTCCAGCCACTGATTGCCAAAGGTCTTCAGCCTCTGCTTGGTGTTACGACCATACTGGTCTTTGGTAAGACCTAGCGCGCGTGCCGCGCCGGAGAAAGAACCCCGGCGCAAGTTACGCGCAGCAGCAGCCAGCTGCTCTAGTCGGGACGTGATCATTCCCAATGAGTCACGCCATTCACCGAGTGTCTCACCCATGCTAGCTTGCGCTACGCCTTGGGCCTCTGCAACAAAGTTCGCAGCAGCTCTGTTGGACACGAGAGAATTCAAATTACTCCATCTGGAATCAACCAGAGTAGAGTAATAGATATCTCCCGATGCACTACAGGTCTGATTGCTGCCTTCTGTGTGATCAGTAACCCCGAGCCTCATGGAGTATGGCAAAGGAGCCATCCCATGTCTCTGCCTGTTACCACTACGGTACCAGGTAGAAAGCCGGTAATACGTCCTACAGAAAGCTCCAGCTCCTGTGGAAGGGTTTGAAACCTTCCACTCAGAGTAGGATGTCGTTGCAGAGAATGGACCAGACATGTGGAGTGCTCCTTTCGAGGCGACCCCACTCTAGGGATCAAGTTTCTTGAGTCCCAGGCCCCGCTGTCAAGCGTTGCCAGAGGTCCTCTCTACTCCTAAGGAAAGCCATCAGCTTCCGCAGATCTTCGAAACTGAACGTGTATTCGTTACCGAAGACGAAAACGAGTTTCTCGTCATACTCTTCGATCTCGAACGTCCGGTTAGCGTAGATGAGCGAATTCATGATGGCCTCCAACAGAGTAGAGG